ATGCCAGAAATCAAACTGACAATCAAGAAGAGATTCTTCAATGAGTGTTTCCTACCTTACTTGAAAATACCTGAAAGGCTTCTAGTTCTCTACGGTGGAGCAGGTTCTGGGAAGTCCGTGTTTGGAGTCCAACGAACGGTAGTTAAATGCCTCAAAGAGAAACGGAAGGTTTTAGTCGTTCGTAAGGTAACAAACACTATCCGAGAATCCATCTTCGCAGAGTTCAAGAAAGCTTTATCCTCATTTGGTCTCTACGACCACTGTAAAATCACCGAATCAAACTTCACTATTAAACTTCCAAACGGTTCAGAGTTTATCTTTAAAGGAATGGATGATCCTGAGAAGATCAAGTCTATCTCGGGGATTGATGACATCCTGATTGAAGAGGCTACTGAGTTAACCGTTGATGACTATTCGCAGTTAAATCTCCGCTTACGTTCTCGAAAGGGAAACAACCAGATTGTTCTTATGTACAACCCTACAAGTAAATCTAACTGGGTGTATAAGATGTTCCATGAAGGTAAACTTCCAGAGAGTTGCAAAGTAGTCCACACCACTTACAAAGATAATAAATTCTTACCAGACTCTTACATAAAAGCTTTAGAAGACATGATGCATACGAATCCTGTATATTACAAGATTTATGCTCTTGGAGAGTTCGCTACTCTATCAAAGCTTATCTTCACGAATTGGGAGAAATCTTGGTTCGATCCTTACGTTCACTTCAAAGAAGGCCGAAAAGCTCACTTCGGAATGGACTTTGGATTCTCTGAAGATCCTACGACTCTAGTGTCTGTCATTCCAGATATGCAACGAAAGATTCTTTACATTTTTGATGAGCATTACGAGAAAGGAATGACCAATAAAGACGTCTTCGACATGATTGTCAATAAAGGTTATATCCGACAAAGAATCATAGCAGACTCAGCAGATCCTAAGAGTATTGAAGAGCTTAAGAGATTAGGAGTATCTAAGATTAAACCATCTCGAAAGGGGAATGATTCAGTTCTCCACGGGATTCAGTTCATACAGCAATTCAAGATGGTCATTCACCCATCGTGTACGGCTATCATTGAGGAGCTTGAGAACTACACTTACGAGAAGGATCGTAAGACAAATGAATACATCAATAAACCAATCGATAAGTTTAACCACATTTTAGATGCTTTAAGGTATGCCCTTGAAGATGTGATGCCTCGAGGCCGAGTTTCTACTATGGAGAAAACAGCATTGGGAATCTAAACAGAAAGGAGTGAGTCTATGGAAGAGAATAAGACAGGCTTTGTCTTTGATGAGAATGCCTTACATGAAACCGAGAGGGGATCTGACTTAGGGTCTGACAATAGGATTTTCAACAATCATGTCATGCGCCCAGAGTTTTCAGCACCTCGAAAGTATTACCTTGAAAAGTTTGACCTTGAGAAGATCGTTGAGTATATCCGTACTTTCTCAGCTCGTCAAGGGGAGTACTTAATGCTTGAGAAATACTTCAAAGGTTACCACTACATAAGAGACAGATACTACACAGACCTCTCCAAGCCTAATAACCGCTTGAGTCATAACTTCCCTAAAGTCATTGTCAATACGGCAACGTCTTACTTTACAGGGAATCCTCCTCAGCTTAAATCCACAGACATCCCTACAGTAGATGCAGTCCAAGAAGTTTACAACTACAATGACGCTCATGATATTACTTCAGAGCTTGATAGACTTTCAAACTTGTACGGTCATGCTTTTGAGGTTCACTGGCGAGAGAAAGAAGACGGAAAGACACTTCATCGCTTCAAGTACATCTCTCCTAAGAATGCTATGATGTTTTACTCTCCAGAGATTGACGAAAAGCCTGTAGCTTTTGTCTCGTGGATTATCGAAGAAGATGAAATCACGAAAGAGAAGATCTATAAGATTCGAATCTATGATGAAAAGAATTTCTATGATGTCGATTTCTCTCTCAAGGATAATGCGACGAATAAGCCTGTTGTCTCGAAGACAGAAGCCCATCTTTTCAAAGGTGTTCCGGCTGTAGAGTTCCTAAACAACGAAGAGAGACGCTCTTCCTTTGAAGACGTTATCGACTTAATTGATGCCTACAACAAAGTTGTCTCCGACACGATCAATGATGTTGAGTACTGGGCAGACTCCTACTTGATGCTTAAAGAGATGTCAGGAACCTCCTCGACAGACATTGCCAAGATGAGACGTAACAGAGTTCTCCTTGTAGATGGTAACGGAGGAGATGCTTCCTTCCTTAATAAGCAAACCAATGACAAACATATCGAGAACATCAAAGATCGCCTCACTCAAGATATCCATAAATTCTCTCAAGTTCCTAACTTACATGATGAGCAGTTTGCTACAAACTTATCAGGCTCAGCTATTAAGTGGAAAATGAAAGACCTCGAAGATAAAACCTCCAACAAGGAAAGAAAATTCCAGAAAAGTTTCCGATTAAGACACAAGCTGATCTTGTCTACTTTAGGCCTACTAGAGAAGGCTAATGATGCCGCAGAGATTCAAGTTGTAATGACTCGAAACATTCCAGCTAACATCATTGAGCTTGCAGAGTTAGCAGCTAAGATTCCTCCAGGATTATTCTCTAATGAAACTCTACGAGAGCAATTCCCGTTCGCCTACAACGAAGAGATTGAGAAGAAGCGTATCGAAGCTGAGAAGGAGAAACAGCTAGAGTCTGAGATGGGAGCCAACCCCTTCGCAAATCCTCCGAACACTGGAGATAAACCACCAGAAGGTGGAAACCCTACAGAACCTCCAAAGAATGAACCTCCCAAGGAGTGATAGCCGATGACAACTAAAAAGCAGAAATGGCTGATACGTGAACTTGAGAGAGTCCATCTCGCCATTGACGATAACTTAGAGTCTTGGCTGTCAAGAGTCGACAAAGGTTATAAGCATGTAACTGACACGCTAGTCTCAGAGTTTCACACTATGTTCGATGCTTACGAACGTGGCCAAGTCTCTGAGGCGGTGTTTCGTGCAAGGTACAACACTTTAATCTATCAAGTTCAAGCTCGAGCTAATGAGCTAGGTATCGAGTTCTCTGACGGGATGAAAGAAAAACTTAAACAGTTTGATAAGTTCTCCTTCGAAGAACACAACAAGATCCTTGAGAAACTCCTCGGAGAAAAGAATCAATTATCTCCCTTAGTATTTAATTCCTTACCAACTCGTCAGATTGAGCTAGTAAGTGGAATTAAATATGAGAATTACGACTTTCAAAGTTCCATCAATAAAAGCGGAATCCGATTAGGTCAGAAACTCAATGAGGTTCTCCAAGAAGGTTTAGCTAAAGGATGGGACACTCGTCAGTATGTAAAAGCCATTAAGAAAACAGCAGAGTTTACTTCTTACGAGGCTAAACGAATCGCAAGGACTGAAACGGCTAGGGTAGCAACTGAATCAGCAAAGCGCTCCTTTAAAGAATATGGAGTCACAAAAGTTCAGTGGCAATCTTCACTAGAGAAAAGGACTTGCACCGTATGCGCCTCATTACATGGGAAGAAATACTCTCCAAGCTACGCACCTCCACTTCCAAGACATCCACATTGCCGTTGCTACTTACTCCCAGTCGAAGTAGACGGTGAAGAAATTTAGGGACTGGGACAAAATCAACTTAGCGAGGACTCAAAAGAGGACTCCGAAAGGGGAAAACAATTATGTCAGAACAAATCACTTTAGATCAAGTCCAAGAGTTTATCCAAAACACGCCTGAAGCTTTAGAGACGTTAGCTCCAAACTTCTTCCAGCCTGAGAGAGTACAGACATTCTTAAGTACAGATGAAGGCTCTAAGCTTATCCAACCAATCAAAGATAAAGCAGTATCTCAAGGGATTAATACTTGGAAGGCCAACAACCTTCAACGTGAAATCGATGAAGCTCTAGCGAAAGCTAATCCGGATGACACTCCAGAGCAAAAACGTATCAGAGCTATGGAGATGGAGATGCAAAAATTTAAAGATGACGCTATTTTTGCTCAACAGAAGGCGACAGCGTTAAGTCTAGCTTCTGAGAAGAATCTTCCTACAGGGCTGATTGATCACTTCGTAGGTAAGACGGATACAGAGACTCGAGAGAAGATGAACAAGTATGAAACAGAGTTCAAGAGTGCTGTCCAATTAGCTGTCGAGGCTAAGCTTGGAGGCGGAACTTACAAGGCCCCTCACAATCAAGATGCTCACAACCAACAAAACGCTGGAGAGAAGAAATTCTCTGAGATGTCTTATGAAGAGCGAACAGCTTTATACCAAAGCAACCCTGCGGAGTATAACCGCATTAAACAACTAGGTTAATCCTCACAAGTTAACCCCTCAATTCTTGCCTTTGGTGATACTCCTTAGGCAAGCCCCACTAACCCCCTCACAGAAAAGGATGATAATTCTATGACAGTAGGAACAACTCACGTATCGAACGTGAAAGCAATCGTACCTGAAGTAATTGCTGACGGTATCGCTGACAAGTTAACTAAATACATCAAGTTTACACCTTTAGCAGAAATGGACTTCACCTTACAAGCTCAGCCCGGTATGACAGTAGTCTTCCCGACATGGCAATACATCGGTGACGCTAAAGACGTTGCAGAAGGCGGCGAAGTAGATCGTGAAACAATCTCCGCAGTAAGTACTCCTCGCACAGTTAAAAAGGCTGCAAAGGATATCGCTATGACTGATGAGTCTGTATTAGCTACTAACGGAAAAATCGTAGCAGAGACAGAGGGCCAGTTAGCTGTTGCAATCGCCTCTAAAGTCGATCAAGACTTATTAGTTTCTCTCCGTGAAGCTCGAGACGAAGTAGCTCCTGATCCTTCAAAAGGTAAGATTCAAATCATCACTCAAAAGGATATTGAATTCACTCAAGCTGGACTTGCTAAGTTACGTGTTGCCTTCGGTGAAGACTTAGACAATGCTGTTCTATTAATCTCTTCAGCCGACTACGGTGAAGTTTTAGCTATGAAGGAATTCGTTGCAGTCGTTCAAGGCCAACAATTCATGCAAGGTCACGTAGGTCATGTAATGGGATTAAACATCGTAGTTACTGACCGATTAGATAAAGGAGAAGGCTTCCTCTTAAAAGCTGGAGGCATCGGTATCTCTTTAAAGCGTCAAGTAATCGTTGAGACTGAGCGCTTAATGAAAACACGCTCTAACGTAATCGGAGCAGACATCCATTATGTTACATACGTCAAGAATGCTCGAATGGCTCAAGCTGTTAAGTTCAAGCAAGCAGCGCCACCTGCGGGGGAGTAACGACCTCTAAGGTTGCAACTCCAAAAGAGGAGTCCTTACAGGCTCCTACTTTAGAGGAAATCATTAAGGAAGCTGGCGGGGAATAATTCTCCCCAGCTTTATCCTTTGTGAGGTGAAACGAATGATTGAAACTAAAGGGTACGTCACTGATGAAGACATTGATGAAGCTTATGTGGCTGACCTCGTAAAAAAGATCACTCCCATGATGCAGCAAATCTCTGGAGAGGTTAACCCTATAGATGAGATTACTATCGAGAGTACGATCTACAAAGTACTTATTTACATTAATGATTTAATTCTCCCTAAAGCTTTATTCTTGACCGTTGCTGAGATGGGTGCCCGTCAACTTAGTGAGTACAAAGATGGTCTCTCAAGTGAACGCTCTGAAGGCGCTGTTAAGAAGGTACAACGTGGTGGTTTCACTCAAGAGTTTGAAACTAAGCAGAGTGCTACTTCAATCCCTCGAGGAACCCAAATCATGCAAGACTATGCAAAATATCTTAATAGATTCCGTCGAATGAGAACGATCTGAGGTGATAGAAAATGGCTTACAAGACTCCAAGAAACTACATAGAAGGAACCTACGACGCTACTTTTAATGTTACTAGACAACAAGAAGTTAAGCAGCCTAATGGGTCAGTAAAGACGGAACCTGTAAAGGTAATTGAGAATGCCCTTTGTGGTATCTACGTGCATAGAGCTGAAGAGTTTGACCGACGTAGAAGCGTACAGCCAGAGACAGGAGACTTTAGAGTGTACTGTGCTCCAGAGCATATTATCCACAAAGGAGACAAGCTAGACTTCACTCAGTACGGGAGAAACTACAAGACAATCTGCGGTGACCCTATCGTGTATGAAACTCATCAGGAAGTTGTCTGCAGACAAGAATCAGTAGCATCGGGGGAATACCGAGATGGCAACATTTAGACCTTCATCGTCCAATGCTCAATTGATGAGACGCTTACAAGAACTCCAACGAGGTTTAGCTCACTCTGCTGAAGGTGAGGAGATCGTCAAGAAGTCGTCTGTCAGCGGAATGCGGAAAGCTATCCAGTCAGCTCCTCATGACGAAGGTAACCTTAAGAGATCTATCCAGTTAACTCCCTTGAAGAGAACATCTCAAGGGATTGAGGGCGGCTTCACTGTCAACATCAAGTATGGAGCTCCACAGAATTTTGGATGGGTCGATAAGCGTACAGGTAAATTCCACGCAGGTAAACACTTCATGGAGATCGGGTACTTATACACCGAAGAGATGGCTAAAAAGCAAGTGAAGAAAGCAATACAGAAATTCTTGAGAGGGTGACTAGATGGATACTTCAACACTAGGCGGACAATCCTTCTGGACTGAATCCGTATCACAAGCCTTTGAGGATGCTCTAGTGGCTGAAATCCTACGAGTGTTCCCTGAAGGACAGAAAGTTTACTCCCAAACAATGGTAGGACAGATTCCTCCAGAGTGTGTAATCGCAACAGCTAAGCCTATGATGGCACAGCATGCTAGTGATAGCGTCCAGCGTAGAACTGTAATGGTTGACATCGGAGTTGTAACTGAGAAGGGGTACTTCTGGGCCTACGATACTCTGATGATGATGAAAAGCTTAAAGTTTGGAGAGATAAAAAAAACTATCAAGTCAGCCCGTTTCTCTGAAGTTGAGGGAATCGTGCATATGACTTTTTATATGTACCTCGTAGAAGTAACTGACGAGGAATAAACTGCAAAGGATTGATAACATGGCAGCACCACAAAAACGTTCAGGCACAACGATTATCGGTATTGACAAAGCATACTTCGCTCCATTCTTAGATGAGATTGCTGAGACGTATGAAGCGCCTTTCCGATTAGATCCAATCCAGTCTCTATCTGTAGAGCCACAAACTAATACGTCTTCTCAATACGGGGACAACATTGCTATCGAGACAGCTTCAGCGATGGGAACGATTGAGGCTACGGTTAACTTCACAGGATTAACTCCTGAGATTGAAGCACGTATCTTAGGTCACAAGTATCTCACAGCGGATCGCCGAGTAATCAAAGCTGCAGATGACGTAGCTCCTCAGGGTGCGTTCTTGTATCGTCGTATGAGGGCTGACGGAGGTTACCGCTACAAAGTATTCTATCGTGGCCGTTTCACTTTGCCGAATGAGGAAACAAACACTAAAGAAGATCAAGTAGAATTCCAATCTGCAGAGCTAGGCCTAGTGTTCGCTCCACGCTTAAGTGACCAAGTTTATGAGATGAGCATCGATGCTGATAAAGCAACTCCTGAGGCTCCTGATAAATGGGCTACAAAGTTCTTTGAGAAGGTTCTATTGCCTACAGAGAACCCAGCAGCGTAATTAAAAACTATAAAGGGGAGGCAATGACCTCCCTAATAAATATAACCATTGGAGGTTTCCATTATGGAATTAACATTAAAGATCGAAGGAAAAGCTAAGAAGTTTAAACCAATGCCTAACTTACCAGCGTTACGATTCAAACAAGCCGTAGCTCATGCGACTCAACTGGAAGAGAACTTTGATATCTCGGTAGTTGAAGCTGCTGTAACGTTTATCGTAAATGACATCTTCGGAGGTAAATTCACTGAAGAGCAATTCTGGGAAGGCTTACCTGCAGAGGATCTAATCACTACAGTACGTGATGCATTATCTTATCCGATGTTCTTAATGCAACAGAAACTCGCACCAGTAAAAAACTAAACTCGTCTACTCCGAAGAAAAAGGATTTCCTATCAGACAATGTATTAGTGAAAGACTTAGGAGTAGACGTATCATCCACACAGCAATTTATCATGAACTTCTATGAATCTCAAATGAGTGCAGGACATCTTATCAGCGATATAGACAAGCAGGATCTACTAGCTTACATGGACATGGTTGTCTATAAAACTGTCAGAGATTACGTGAAGACACTTGCACAGATTGACTCTAGTGGCGGTGGAGTAGCTGGTGCCCTCTAAGGAGTCAATAACTTTATAGAAAGGATTGATAACATGACAGTACAGAATGAACGTTTTGGTATTGACGTTATCCTAAACGATAGAGGCTTCCAAGCAGGAATGCGGAGAGTCATGCAGGATATGCGAAACGCTGAGCAACAAACTAGAGGGCTTGGCGGAGCTGGTGACGGTATGGGTAAATCCCTTGCAGGAGCCTTTGCCTCAGCAGGTGCCGCTCTTGCGAAAGCAGGACTTGTCGCAGGTACGGCAGCTATTGCAGGAGCCTTTGCAGGTGCAATTAAGACAGGTAAAGATTACACTTTCCAGATGTCTAAGGTAGAGGCCATCTCAGGTTCTACATCAGTACAGATGGCAGAGCTGGGGAGTAATGCTCGAAAGCTAGGAGCTGATACTCGGTGGAGTGCTACCAACGTAGCTGAAGCTTATGAGTATATGGCAATGGCTGGATGGAACTCTAATCAGATGCTTGATGCATCACTACCGTTGCTGAACTTAGCGACAGCTGGAGCGCTTGATCTCGGTAAAGCTGCAGATATCGTAACTGATACGATGACTCCTTTCGGGTTGAAAGCAGCAGAGGCTGGCCGTGTAGCTGACGTCTTTGCAGTAGCTCAGTCGAAGGCCAACTTAAATGTTGAGATGCTCGGAGAGACTATGAAGTATGCCGCCCCGATCGCAGCAACCTTCGGAGCAAGCTTGGAAGATACTACCGTAATAGCTATGCAGTTTGCCAACGGTGGGATTAAAGCTTCCATGGCTGGTACTGCGTTACGTGCAGGATTATCTCGTTTGGCTGAACCTCCTAAAGCGGCGTCTAATGCGCTGAAGGACTTAGGAGTGTCTACAAAAAATGCCGATGGAACTATGAAGGGCCTACGAGATATCATTGGAGAAATGTCTCCTAAGTTCCAAGCGTTAACGAACCAACAGCAGATTGCGGCTGCAAAGGCTATCTTCGGTGAGGAAGCTTATGCAGGTTGGATCATGGTGTTAAAGAATGGTCTTCCAGAATTTGACCGCATGCATACACTCTTGGATGAATCTGGAGGCGCTGCTGAAGCTATGGCTGGAATCATGGCCAACAACTTAAGTGGTGCAGTCGATAACGCATCATCTGCCCTAGAAAACTTAGGGTTGATCCTCTTCAGCCGTATCGAAGGTGGATTGGTAGCTGCAACGAATGGCTCTATAGGTTTCATGGAAAGTTTATCTAAGTCGATTGACCCAATGAATAATATGGTAGAAGCTACTAAGTTATTACAAACTGAACAGATGAAACGTGCTCAATCAGAGGCAGCTATCAAGAAGAACTTGGATGACGGTATCATCTCTCAAGAAGTCTACAATGAACGTATGGCTGAGACAGAGAGACTCTTCCTAGAGAATACGACTTCTGCTGGTATCCATAAACAAAAGCTAGCTGAATTAGATGCGCAACTTCAGGCAGGGGACTTAACTCAAGAGCAGTACAACCAGAAGAAGAAGGAAGCTGAACAGTTTTCTCTTAATCTAGGTAAAGCTGTAGAGCAAGAGCAACAAAAGCAAGAGGAACTTGGTAAGAAGATCGAATGGGTTCAAGGGATTATGAAGCAGCTCTGGGAAGTTGTAAAACCTATCTGGGACAACATAGCTAGTTTCATTGGAGAACAGATCACCAAGGTTAAGAAATTCATAGATGAGAACGGGAAAGAGATAGAATCTACCTGGAATCTTGTCTGGGGAGTAATTAAATTCTTCACAGAGTCTATCTGGGAAGGTATCAAGGATATTATCTCAGGAGCTCTAGACATCATCATGGGTATCATTAAAGTCGTAGGCGGGATCATGAATGGCGACTGGGAGAAAGTCTGGGAAGGGATCAAGGATATCTGCGGAGGTGCCTTAGATGTAATCTGGGGGATCGTTGAAGTCGGATTCGGTAAACTCCTTCAAGCTCCTCTCAAGCTCGGTAAAGATTTAATCAAGTGGGCTGGAACTACTTTCAAGAATCTCGGTAAAGATATTGGAAAATACATTGATGATATCGTTAAAGTTGGTGGACGTGGATGGCAGGGCTTCATAGATGACGCTGGAAGGATAATGGGAAGAATCGGCGACGTCATCCTCCACCCTATAGATAACGCCAAGAGAATGCTTTCAAGTATATCTTGGGAGTCCATCGGTAGAGGATTAGTACAGTCACTCATCAATGGAATTACTGGAATGGGAAGATGGCTTGGAAGTGCCGTATCCTCTACAGCTTCAATGTTGAATCCTCTGAAGTGGTTCCGAGGAGCAGACTCTCCTTACAACACTGGAGGAGGCATGATGCAATCCCCTGATGGAAACTACGCTCCTATGATGGCAGGAGGCTCTGGTGCTCCTAGCTTAGTAGGGTATTCCGCTACAGGAATGACAGGACTTTCTAAAGTGTTGGACGACATGGGATCCTCTCTTCAGAGTCTTACAAGCATCTCAGCAGCTAGTGCCTCTGGAGGTAATTACTCTAGAACGGTAGCACCATCAGGAAATACTACTACCAATGGAGGGACATTTGTTGTTGAAGTTCCGTTGCACATAGACGGCAAAGAGCTCGCTCGTGCTCAAGCTGAAGTGAATACTCTTGAGATGTCAAACTTACGAAACAGAAAAAATCTAGGTAGAGGTGGATCGAAACACTTTTAAGCGTAGCTAAATGATTTTTAAAGTAAACCTCTAGAAATCAAGGAAGGGAGATAACGCATGGTAGTTTTAAACGCTGTAAACAATCTCCCTAACTTTGACTTTAAAGGTAAGAACTCACTGGACATGAAAGTGTATCTTACTTCTAAGCCTTCTATCCCGTCTCCCGAGATGCGTGTAGAAAGTGTGCCAGTCAAGGGTAGGGATTCAAGTTACACCATCACAGATGGAACATACGAGGACTTAGATATCGTTGTAGGGGTAAGAACCTACAGAGGCCCAGTTGGGTATCAAGACACCTTGAATGCTTTAAATGAATGGCTCCGTGTAGGTTGGGACGTAGTAGAGAATGAGATTACCTTCTCAGAATATCCTCAGTGGGTCTTCAAAGTTAAAACAATTAAGCCTTACACTTGGGATTACAACTCAGCTACTGGAGAACTTACTACGATGCTTACGTTTACGTGTGATCCATTTAAGTATTCTGATATTTTTAGGGAAGTCGTAGGGGTTACAACCACTCCAGTTCCAATGCCTCCAAGAGAATTCAAGATAGGAAATTTCAGTACTTACCAAGTAAGGATTGAGGCAGACTTTCAAGATATTACAGACCTCAGCAGGTTTGGATATACTAGGGTTCTCAAGGAAGGTAATATCAGGGGAGGCCAGAAAGACTGGCTCAGAGACAACGATGGGTACCAACTATTCGGACACCAGAATAAATATGTATCCTCAGGATTTAGAAACTTTGTAGACGATTTCTACTCTCCGAATACTACCATAACAGTAGCTGATCCTAGTAAGATGAAGGCTACAATATCCACAACTCTGAGAGCAGACTTTGCAAGTACAGATTATACCGATACAATCATTAACTTCAGAACAGTTGGAAGCTTAAGTGCAGGGACTACTTACCATTTTGATTTTATCCGTGAAGGCAACCCAGTATCTCAAGTCATAAAAGTATTTAACCCTAATGGTACATTAATCACAACAGTTAACTCAGGAAACGTTGCGGTATTTAGGGCAGACGTTGCGGGAGTATATCGTATAGAGTTGAGCTTCAGAGCAGGAGTATTCTATATAGACGCTCCAAGGTTACACGTCCGTCAAGCAGATGGAAAGACTATATGGTACCCTGCAAGGAATTCAACTTACGGGGGAATCATTACAGCATTCAACATGAATGACTTGGTAGCGATACTGGAACCTAACACGATAACCTCTAGTATGACAGAAGCTCAAATGAAGACAGCCTTGAAAGCTAGGAACTTAAGAGGAATCTATAATGCATGGGCATCTCATCAGACTGCATGTACCGCTCAGGCTTATCAGTACAATGGAGCAACTAAGAGATATGATTTACTAGCTTCGAAGTGGATTAGAGGACTAGCTAAGGAGCAAACATTTGCTCACGAGGAGTCCGTATCATTTATAGATAGACTCCACTACGAGAACGGTCAACTATGGGCAATCTACATGCTAGTCGGATCAAATGACTTTGAGTTTGATTATTCTAACACGCAAGGTAACTTTATGTACTCTGATAAGATATCTCTCTCATTAGGAATGGACATACGACCTTCTAGCTCTAAAGATATATACAACACAGGTACGGCTGATGCGTTTCCTTACTTGAAGATATGGAAACAGGATGGTGCCAACACTTGTAAGATTACCTTCACAGGTACCAACTACAATGGTTCTCCTTACAAGGAAATCGTAGAAGTAAGAAACCTTGCAAACGTAGGAGCCAATCAGCACATTGAAGTGGATTGCGACTTCAAAGATGTAATTCGCTATCAAGAGAATGACCCTAGCTTATCGGTTCCTTGGACGTCATGGACGATAGCCCCACGGTTCCCGACTATGAAGGTAGGAAAGAATAACATCACCGTAGAGAATGCATCTAAAGTAGAAATAGAATGGAGAACTCGCAGGATTTAATCTCCTGAGGGTTCTCGAAAGGAGAATTGCATGGGAGATTTACCTGTATTGATGGAATACGTAATACCTGACGGATATGGGAGACAAAACTATTGGAACTCTTTAGGGCTGGGAGTCTTGAAAGATGTCATTGACGTCAAAGTAACAGAAGACCTTGAAGGTGTTTTCCAAATTGAGATGCATTACCCTGAAGACGGGAAACTCGCTAAAGAGATCAAGATAGGTCGTGTCATTAAAGTTCGTACCCGTCAAGATATGACTGAATGGGAAGAGCAAAACTTTAAAGAGCCGGGAAACAATGGCCTATGGGATGGGGCCTTCTATCATAGACTAGGGTGGGAGTATCAGCCTTTCTATATAAATGATATCGAGTATGATGTCTCTGGGATATTCATTGTCAGAGGTGTTCATTACACTTACCGTATCGGTGAGCTTTACTACTCATTGATACGTTCAGATAAAATCCCTAAAGAAAATCAAATCATGTATGGAATCAAGAGGCCTTTCCAGATACTTGGAGATGCTTGGTCACTTTACTCTTTAGTAGATTCATACTATCAGAAAATCTACTCAGATGTAACCTTCCTAGATCACAATGGAGTTGCAGCTACTGCAGATACTCCTAAAGGGAGTGTCACCTTTGGGGCTACTACTATCTACCAAGATATAAAACAATACTCTGAGTTAGATCCTTGGAATGATAGACGACCTGATAATTGGACACCTAAGACGTTTGAACTTTCACAGAGAAACTTCGGGGATATCCTCCTAGGTGACGACGAAAAGAGTATGCGTAAAGTCTATAACTTTGAAGTACTCCGAGACCGTTGGGGAATCGTCTTGACTGATAGACGAACAATGAAGTCGTGGGACGAGGCTTATGAGATTCGATACGGTAGAGATATGAAGAACATTAAAGTAGATATTGATATGAGTGATATCCTTCCGGCAGTGTATCCCTACTTTACAGTTTCCGATAAGTATCAATATAGGGCTGAAGAGATTACCACTGAATGGCAAACACCTAAAGGTGGCGGAGAATCTAAAGAGGTTGAAGTACGTAAGATGGTTGACAAAGAAGTTGAATGTACAATGGAAGTCAACCTCAAAGGAACGGTATTCCCCTTCCCAGCTCACCCTACAGGTAACTACATTTTAGTTCCTAAAGACAAGTGGCCTAACTATATGTTTAAGGCTATCCGTAAAGACATCACTGAGTATGTAGACATTGAAGCCATCAAGCAGAAGGTTAAACAATATAGGCGATCAGACGGGACCTATTTCATCGGAGGTTTCACTGCAGCACAGTGGGACTTAGAGTTAAACGTTCAAGAGTATCTACGTAGAGCAAACATTCAATTCGGTGAAGCATCTGCGGAGATTGACTTCTTACCTTTGTGGGAAACCTCTGAAGCTATTCACAAACCAGCCCTACAGAAATTACGTCTGGGAGATCCTGTAGTGATTGTACATGAGCCTCTTCAGCTTATGATATATGCAAGGGTTACTGAAACGGATTACAACCCCTTGACAGATAAATACAACTCGATAAAGATTAAGAGCTATTCTGTGGTTCCTTTGTAGGGAGTCGCTGATATAAAACTAAGGTGGTGACCTATGGAGATACTACTGGAGCCAATCGTAAAGCATCTCTTCACTAAGGAGACAGCCTTCTTCGGATTATTCCTCCTAAGCTATGTAATGCAGTACCGAGACAAGAATATCTTGCAAGCCTTCATCATGAAACAGCAAGACGTTTTAGCTGACCTTACCGACTCCGTAAAAGATATTGCTAGAACTCAAGAGAAGCAACACGAAAGGATCGAACGCATGGAGGAAAATCTGGACAGGTTCTACGATAAAGTAAACAATCGCTTAAATGACAATGTAAAGTAATCCGCAAAGGAGAGTGCATATATGGGTACACAGAGATATATTGATATGACTTTCGACTTATCTTACCCGATTGAGCAACCTAAGTTCCTACAGCGCTTAGGGGAAACAATCCCAACAGATATCGTCGTACAGGTTAAAAACAAAGGAGTTAATTATAACCTTGCGGGAGTAACTCTTGGCTTCGAAATGAGAAACGATAGGGATAAAATCCTGATAGATAAGGATCAAAGTAGATTCACTATTGTGTCTGCCGCTCAAGGGATATTTTCTTACCGTCCTCCTGAACAGATGCAATCCTTCTTTGGTAATAGCTATCTAGCTTACTTCACTTTTGAGAGCGGTGGTGCAAGAATTACTACTGAGAGATTTAGATTCTACAATGATGAGGATGTTCAATTAGCGATTGCTCCAGAGCTTCAAGAACATTATGTATCAGTCATTGATGATCTGATTACATCTAACGAGGGAGCTATGAATGAGGCTAAGAAGATTGAAGACCTGATTAAAAACAATCAAGTTGTCAAAAAAGCTGGAGATACTATGACGGGTCCTCTAGTCCTTTCAGGCGTACTATCTCGCCTTGAGATTGACGAAAAGGCCGGATCTATAAGAATAAGTCAGCCTACAGATACCACAACAAGTGCTAGAGGCTTTCAATACTATGAAGGTGGAAATACCCTTGCAGGTATTGGTCGTATCCGTAATGGCGGCTCCACAGATCAACTCTACATGGGTTGGGGAGCTAACCCTTGGGATGTGAATACTAGCTTGACAGTTTCGGCTAATCAGTTTACTTACAAGAATAAACCTGTAGCAATGAGAGATCAAGACGGACGAGCTAGTTTAACCTTGACATCTGATGCTACTAACCCAGATACTAACTACCCGTTAACTTCCACTAGGAGAGGAAATACTGTAACTGTAAGTGGATCTGTATCGCTTAACTCTGCGACTTCAGGGAATCAAGTGTCGACTCTCCCTTCCGGACATCGTCCTGTAGGTAACTTGAATATGTATTTCCCTATAAAAGGTTACACTTCAGATGGGAACTTGCAAGTGTTTATAAACACTTCCGGAGGAATTTACTTGTACGGTAGCCGAGGAAAGACAGTGGAGTTTGCAATGACATACGTAGTAGATTAATCCATAACAGTAAACATCTAAAGGAGTGAATCACATGAACATTTCAGTTTATTTCTACGATGAAGAAGGAAAGTACACTCACATGGATATGGCACCTCTAGAGTTTGACGACAGTGGAGTACAAATCCTCCCAGAGAATTCCACTACAGAATACCCTCCTGATCTCTCTACAGATCCTCGCTTCTCAATTGAAGCCGGCAAGTGGATACCTCAAGTGCTTAAGGAGCCTTACTCTTCAGAGGATTACAAAGCAGATGTACAAGCCTTACGAGCAGAACTTGAAGCTGTCCGAGAAGAATTGAAAGCCTTGGATGTTTCAACTTTAGCTTTAACGGTTCAATCTCAAGGGAAACGAATCTCAAAAGTAGATAGTGAGCTTATTCATACAAACTACTATTTAGGCGTTGCATTCCCAAGTGTTAAACACTTCTTCACTTACAATTAAGATTTTCAACTAAAAGGAGATGATTCTATGAAGTTTAAAGAAATCTTACAGGACAAAGCCTTGCTCACAAAGTACGTCGTATTAATCTTTGCAGTAATCAACTCTGTACTGAACCTTGTCGGAATCCAAACGATAGGAGATGAGCAGATCAATGATATCGCCTCAGCAGTTACTACGCTTGCAAGTCTTTACTTGGCTGTTAATGTCCGTGCTCATGAGATAAAGTCTATTAAATCTAAAGAGCACAAGACGAAACATGAAAGAGAGGTAAACTAATATGGTAAACGTAATAGATCACTTATTATCACCTTCGAAGTATCCCCTTAAAGCCCCTTATAAAATGACCCCTACAGAGATTACCTTCCATAATACTTACAATGATGCTCCGGCAATCAATGAAGCTAAATACATGGTAGGAAACGATTCAGCTACAAGCTTCCACGATGCAGTAGACGACAAAGAAGTACGCCATTGTATCCCTTACGACAGAAATGCTTGGCATGCAGGTGATGGAAACGGGAGAGGGAACCGTAACTCTATCGGAGTAGAGATTTGCTACTCTATGAGTGGGGGAGAGCGCTACCGTAAAGCTGAACTCAATGCGATTGACCACATCAGTAACTTAATGATTCGCTTCGGGATTCCAATCTCTAACGTTAAAACTCATCAAGAACGTAACGGTAAGTATTGTCCTCATAGAATGCTAGATGAAGGTCGTGTCAATTGGTTTAAGGATGAACTAGTTAAAGCTGTTGAGAAAAAGAAAGGCGGGAAAAAAGCTATGAAATGGACAATGAAGACTGGCGGCATAGGAGTTAACCTAGCTCAAGAAGTTATTAGCAAACTGGCAGAGTTCCAGACTAAAGGTGAACTTGTCTATACAGGAGACGGAATCTTTTACTTGCAATGTGAACCTGTAGAGGATCGTAACCAACTAGGAGCTATTGCTTGGTACATACAAGACTACAAAGGTTGGCATGCTGAGGTTTACCAAGTTTAGTAGCTGCAACGCTTAATCTCATATAGAAAACTCCAATTAGAAAAACTCTCAGGCAAATAGCTTGAGAGTTTCTTTTTTGTCTATTGAGATGCAGGGATCAACTTGTAAGCCCCGTCTTCCATGATATCTTCTAATGAGCGGAAAGCATCTTGGCTTAAACCTTCTAAGTGGTGAATCAGCTTCAAAGATCCGTCAGGGGATACTTTGTAGCGCGCAATCTTATTAGCATGTAAGACCCTTCCTCCGGAGAGGAGATAGCTCTCAAGCTGGTGGCCTTTGATGAATTTACCTTGTAAGTAATGTTTACCTTCTAAGATGAATGTTAAGTTTTGTGAAGCTGTTAAGTTTTCTAACTGTATTGAGTCCTTAGAGATTGTCATTTAGTTTTCCTCCTTCTAGTTTCCGGTTATCTTGTCGTACAATCTGAGAGCAATTCCCATAGGAAGCAATACGAACGTACATATAGCCACCCCTAATAGGAAATACCAGATGTTCTCATAGTTTTCTCTTTGGTAAAAATCACGTACTTTTAGATTGACCAACGTTCCTCCTCCTTAGTTGCCCGCTAGTTCGCTGATTAGTTTTCTAATACTTTTAATTTCCTCTAATAACTCTTTTAAGTTAGTTGCTTTACTATTTAGGGTCGCTTTCCTAAGGAACCCTTTTAGAGCCATCTCGACGGTTGGGTAATAGCCGACATCTTTAAAGTCAAACTTACCCGTCTTTTCTTTAGTTTCGTTGTCAACTTTCTCGTATTTCTCCTGTAGGATTACATTGTGCTTGTCGCTGATTAGGCGGTAATCATCATTGATTTGAACGTTCATAGTTATTCCTCCTCCTTAGCGTATCCTTGTAAGAATCTATAAGTGTTGTAACCTATAATGCATTCCTCTCCGTTAAGCTTCACTTTGTAAACCATGTGAGCTGGTATATCCTCGATAATCTCTACGGAGATTTCCTTTGTAGTGAATCTCATTAGTTATCCTCCTTTAAGGTTTCTATTCAATTAACGCTTTGATTTAGTTTGTATTCCGTCATCAATAACGTACCACTTAGCTTGTTTGAATAAAGATTGACAATTCATTGCGGTTAGGTGTGTTCCAATCTGCCTAAGAAATTCATTAAAAAGCATTGGTTGTCTTAGGTCTACACCGTATTGATTGATACTGTTACTTAGTAGCCAACATTCGCATTTGATTTCTCCGTCACACTTAAGCATCACCTCAAAAGGAACTTCCGCGTACTGTATTTCACTCATAATAGATTCCTCTTTTCTTATAAAATTCAAATTTGATAACACTTATAAGTTAATCTGTTTATTCTAATTTAAGAATCCTAATTCAATCGCAATAGCCTGAACCTTTTTCATCTCACGGTAAACTTTCATAGAGTGAACCCCTAAAGCTCTACCAATCTCGGAGTCTGATTTCCCTTCAAGACGACCTTTAAGGATGTCCAACTGGAAAGGGGAGAGCTCATCAGATAAAACGGTCATCATATCAGTACCCAATACTTCAGAGTATCCTGAATCTTCAGAACCTTGATACTTTAAAGATGCATTATCTACAGGGTTCTCATCACCATTGTAGATTTTATCTTCAGCGAGATGATCCAGCACCGCATTGTGACCGTTAAGCTTAAAAGCTGCCTTCTTAAAGTTGATAGCACGACCTTGGAGAACTTTGTATAGGTACTGCCCTAAAGTAGCCCATCCGTCTACACACTTTTCAGGGTCGAACTTTTGAACAATCTCCATAGCTTGAATTACGAGATAGCTTTTAAGATCGTCTAAGTTGAACATACGGTTAAGGCTATGCTTCTTAGCTACAATGTTTACAGTGATTAGTACAACTTCACCGATGTAATCTTCTAAGCTTAATTCACTTAACATGTCTTTAGTAATTTTCTTTCTTTCTAGAGACTTAATATATCCAACACGTTCATCTCTACTAGGCTTCACATAAAAGTTACTAAAGTGATTATTATACTTATCACCGTCTAAACGATATACATGACGTCCTTTTATTTCGAAATTAGGAGGGAATGTTTGAGTTACTAGTCGAGCTATATAGAAAGTAGTTTCTTGTCCTTTTTTGGATAACTTAACCGCAGTGCTCTTGGAATTACCATAATATTGGTGTTTTACTAGTTTACTTCCTCTTATACTCTTAACTCTTCCGAGATTACTAACTTGATATAAACCTTCATAGCCTTCAATATCTTTCCAGATTTCTTTCTCCGTACTTAACGCCTCATCTACGTTGATTTCCTTAACATTAGCTTTCATAGTTTTAGTCATTTTAGTTTCCACCTTTTCAATAGTTTTATAGGCTTACAAGCTTGTCCGTACATCTTGGAAGAATGTGGTGCTTTGTTTGCCTGACATAAACTTAACATGAGACATATGTTAAGTCTTTAGAGTAACTAAATTGTAATGATTCTAAAAAGTAGTTCTTTTCAGGCTATTTTAAAATCTTGATATTTTAATTAGGGGAGGAGTCCTTGAAAACTCTCGAATGTGATCGTTTACATCCTTTATTTTTCCAGTCCATCTCACCTTAAAAAGATTGAAATAGGGGTGTAATATTTTTGTAATAAACCTTGCCAGTTTTTGTCCTGTCTTGTCTGAATCTGTCGAAATAATTATGTTCTCGACACCGCAATGCTTTAATAGGTCTACTTGTCTTTTTGAGATGGATGACCCACCGAGTGCTACAGCCCCTCGACCGTGTTCCCACCAAGATAGGGCGTCAATTTCAGCCTCTGTGATGGCAATCGTTCGACATTTATGCTTGTAAACTTGGTCGATTCCATAAAGTAATGTGTTAAGTCTTTGTCCATTTTTCTCGTAATAGAAAACTTTTGAGTTAGTTAACCTATACTTAATGGCTTGAATCTCTCCTCGAGGGTTCTTCCACAGGAAAGCGACCTTATCTCTGGAGCCTCTGACATCTAGTAAGTCTTGCGTTTCCTTCGAGATACCACGACTTAAGAGATAGGAATGCTCGGCTTCTAAGTTGCACTCGAGAGGCTTGAACTCTTTCTTGATTTCTAAGAATCTAGTAAGATCAACTGCTTCGGAGTAAGCCTTGGGAGCGTACATTTCCATTAAGTAATAGAAAGTCTCATCAGGATCTTCTCCTCGGAGATGGCTTAATAGCTTCAGAAAGCTGCCAGTTTCTCCAGAGCCTGAATCCTTCCAAGTTCCTGCTATTTCCTTTGAAGGTAAATTAACTAGATTCACAAAGAAGCTAGGATTTTTGTCATGACGGAAAGGGGATGCGCAGGAGAGTTTCTCATCTGTCCACCTAAATTGTTCAAATTCAAAGGCTTCGAGTTCTCCTTGCAAGTCAATATCTAAGTGTTGATCACGTATCCAGACCATCACCATGATTACTCGACCTCCTCGAAAACCCACTTATGCCCATGAGCTGTTTTCCGTTTCCCTGTACACACATTGTGTATATTCCCTGAACTACCTGAATTCCCGAAAAACCTAGAAGCATCGGAGATACTTTCAAATCTCCTAACTAAATCGCCTTTAAGACTTAACATGAGTACAGGTTTTTTAGGTTTACTATGAAGCCCTTCCTTAAGGGAATGCAGTATATTCTCGGTGTTAGTTGTCCACTCCAAGTTTCTAACATTGTTATTTATCTTGTTTCCATCTTTATGGTTCACATAATTTAGATCAGGTTTTTTAGTTAGGAATTCAGAAGCTACCAATCTGTGAACTCGGATGTTTTTACCTCTAATAGTTATTGATGGATACCCATAGCAGTCTACTGTGGGATTGAGAATCTTTCCTGTTACACTGTAACTAGACCCTGTTGATCGTTTAACTACATGGTTCATAGATTGAACCCTCCCGAGATTACTAACCTGATATAAACCTTCGTAGCCTTCAATATCTTTCCAGATTTCAGTCATAGAGATTCACCTCGGAAGACCATCTTGCATTCGAAATAGATTTGATCTTGCACGACATCTCCGGCAGGGAAGACGGGTAAAACTTTATAGATAGGTTCTGCATAGTCATAATGCTCTTCCATTGCTTGACATCTTTTAATTAGCTTCGTAAGTGATTTCTCTCTTGGAAATCTAATGCGATTTGTCCCACGAGGTTTAGCTGTAAAGAAAGGTCTCTTAATAGTTTTCATAAGTTTCAGCTCCTTAGTTTTTCCTTCTTGTGGGTATATACAAATGACTTTTAGAATCTCCACATTCGTGTGCATATTTTTTGAGATTTTTTTTTAAACTTTTGAGCTTACAAACTTTTAAGCATAAAAAAAAGACCCTCCAGAGTGATCAACTCCAAAGGGTTTATCTCAAGTAGTTGCACCTACCGAGATTCATATACTCTTGTGTGCCGTCTTTCCGGCTGTCAGTATTGTCCAACTATAAAGGTCAAGCATGTCTGCAAAGTACACGTTTCCGCTTCCTCGTCACCTTAAAGCTAGAAGTAAAAGTCGAGCTATCAAGTTCCTACTCTATCAAGCTCTAGATTGAAAGAAGGCTTTCCCGTTCACCTCACTTGTAAAAGTTTTGGCTTGAAGGAATTACTCTAGCCTTATAGAGTCAGGTCTTTCCCTGAAGTCCAACAATGTAGAATACCTTGGCGACGTGTCGTCACCTGCTTAGTTAAATATCTCCTTAGCTGGCTCACTAGGAACGGTTCAAGGCTTACCCTTAGAGGTAGCTTTCCAGAGTGATAATGTCTTGCTGGAGTAAGGACTTACAGCCGCGGGAGGATCGAACTCCACCTTCTCTTTCGAGATATGCTTCCCAACTAACACCATCGAGGCTAGCCTTACAAGGTAAATCCTCAGAGTCTTTCCTCTGTGTCAACGAAAACAAACTAGATTTTTAATATCTCATGAGGATAAAACTTATAAATCTTATCATCATAGACACTAATAGCTTCACAAGTAATATGTAAGCTATCAATATCTAGGACTTTAAAGTGTTTATCTTCGAGAGCTTTAAGGAAGTAATAATCCTCAGCTTCCGAATCTTCAAAGTCTGGAACTCTAACTCTTGCTTTATCACCTACGGAGAACAGAGTCGAGTCGGTATCCTCCGTAGGTAGTTCAGTTACTTTCTCGGCGTACCCTTCAGGGTTAAACACTAAGTTTTCGCTGATAAGTTTTTCAGTATCTAGGGCACTACTTGGGAGCTTTAACTCTAAATCATTTACTAACTGTTTTGCACATTCAATGTTAAATCTCTCTTGGGCTTCATCCACTTGGGGAGCAGTCTCGGAAGGCTGAACCTCTTGGGACTTTTCTTCTGGTAGAAAGTTATCTTCTTCACTAATAAAGTCATAGATACTCATTTGCTTGTATTTTACTGTTTCACTCATAATAGTTTCCTCCTCGGAATTTTATAGTCACTTCACAGCCACCTCCGAGGAGGGAAGCTTATGTCTACTCTACGATGATGATAGGAGCATCATTGTCTCGACGTTTAGTCATTAGAGCCACCTCCTCTGTATTTAATCTCGTAAGCTACGTCCAACAAGTAGAAAGCTAGTAAGGTAGCGACTGCAAAGCCTCCCCAGTGATACCACTCATCATGGTTAACCATTGGCTGCCATGATTTTCCTACTATGATTAAGGCTGAACAGACAATCACTGAATGTTTAGCCTCTCGTAGACTTTTCTGTCCCGCTTCATCTTTAGGCTTGAAAAATTCTTTAACTTTAGAAAGCACTACGTAATTCCTCCTTCAAGAATTCTTGGATGTTACCTAAGTAGGTGCCGCCTTTAGAGTAAATCAAGGCAGTTAAAGAATCTTTATCAGCATGGGCGTTAGGTTGTTGAGTCTCGTCTACGATACGGTTTCCTGATTTCACGTTTATAAGAGTTCCTTTGCCATGCCCGTACTGAGTAATCATTACTTCCTAGCCTCCGTAATTGAAAACATCGCCCCAACGATGCTCAAAAGGCGTCAACTTAATCTCTCCGTCACTTAGAACTTCCTTACTGTATGTCTTACCTTCAAAGTTAATAATCTCTTTACTCATGTCATTTCCTCCTCAAAGTCTTTATCTATCGAGAACCTCCCTAGAAAGGAAGATCCTCATCTGTAATGTCTAACGGCTCGCCAACTTCATCAGGCTTCGAAGCTTGTCCTTCATCGCTAGAAGTATCAGGCTTAACAGTTTTAAGATACTTATCGAAGTGTCCCATCTGCTTTAATACTTCAAGTTGGAAATCCTCAGAAGGGGAGAAGTGCGCCTCTTCAAACAACTCAACAGGGATCTCAAGCCCTCGAGTCTCCTCAATGACTTTCTTCTCAGCTTCAGTCAACGGAGTTGCGAAGTCCGGCATGATACTGAATCCTCCAGTAGCTTTCGATACTGTAAAGGCAAACGAATCAGCTTGACCTTGCATACCTTGAATAGTCTTTTGAATCAACGGAGCTTGCTTCTCAGTTGCTTGAAGTAAGAAAGGCTTGCCCGTTTCTAAATCTACGAAGCCAAACAAGAAGCGACTTTCCTGATCTAAGCGGTAAGCTTCCTTTAGAGCTGCAACCCACTCAGAGCCTTCGCCTTCCTTGAAAGCTTTGAATTGTACGTCAGTCATTTCTTTTCGCTTAGCTTCAACATCTAAGTCTTTCTTAATCTTGTCAGCATTTGCGAATAGAATCTTTTTACCTTCTTCAAAGTGGTTTGTCCCTTTAGGGATTCCAATAGTGCCAGTTAACGGATAGATGTCATATACAGGAACTCGAGCGAACTCTTCAGCTCCTAAAAGTCGAACTCGGATAGCTTCATCTTTCTTCAAGTAGCGAAGAACTCTATCCTCATTCTCACTAGAATTACCTGAGTTGTTTGTATTCTCTGCTGGTTTTAATGCGTCAGTACCTTTAACGATTGCCATCAATAATCATCCTTTTCAGTTTTAATCTTGTAAGACTTGCGAGCATTTCAGTCTCGACCACTCTAGGTCTCCAGAGCTCATACGTCCCGCCTAGCAAGTGACTCACCATGTCGCTTAGCTCTCGTTTGCCTTACATGGGTATATACAACTGAGTTAGGGAGTCTCCACAGGATTAGATGAGAAACTTAATAGTTTTATTAGAGATAAAGTTTTTGATAGCCGTCATATAAGGAAGGAACATGCTCGGAGGAAACTTTTTTAAATTATTTTTGGGCAATTTGTGGAGAATCTCGTTTAGGTTTGTATATTCCTTTAGAGATTAAAAACTAAAAGATTAAAAGCTATTAGTACGAACGATAGTGAGTACAAGGTTTATTCTTTAAAGTCTTTTAATCTTTAAAGCTATTTAAGAGATATAAGACCTTGCGACTAAGGTCGCTAAATAGCCGTCAAGGAGGAATCTGAAATGTGTGAAATATCTTTGGAAGAGTTTAAAAGTTTAACAGCTAAAGAGAAGGTTGAAATCCGTAAGGATTGGAGGAAGTGCCCTCTTGAGAAGTGGAACGCTACAACAGCTCGCTCTTACATGAAGGAGTTAAGCCTAATCAAATTTAAAGTTCCTTACACATGTAACAGCATGCAAGTAGAGAACGGTATGATAAGTCAGTTTAAGAAAACTTACGGGGTGGAAGTGCTAAAGCTTTTCATTCATAGATGTTTTACCCAATACAAAGCAACTAAAGAGTATCCGACTCTATCGTTTGGCTTCATGGTTACGTATCTCAAAGAGAGAACCCTCCCGCCGATACTGAAGGAGATAGCGGTGAAGAAAGAACGGGAAGAGGCTCTAGCGAGACAGGCTTTAGAGAAGGATTCAGATAAATTCGAAACGAAAGTGGGGCTATTTTAATGGAACAATGCATCTTAAGAGGTGGATGCTCAAAAGCTGCAACTTGCAAGTCAGCTTGTCCGGCATTCATTCAAGTTCAAGGATTAAACGGAAGAGGAGGAAAACAAGGAGATGCTCTTGTCCCTTCGGAGTATAGAGCTACCATGTTAAACACTTCAAGGTCAGCAACTGCTCAACCTCATGTCTACGGTGATCTAAAAAGCTACATCAAAACTTTCAAGAAAGCCTACAACGAGATTCGCAACACAAAGGAAACACGCTTGAAAGATTTATACTTCTGGAGCCTCGAGACTGGAACTGGAAAGACTGAAACGGCAAGCGCAATCTTAAATGAGTTCTTGGCTTACAGCTACATAAGATCAATCTTAAAAGATGAGCCTTCAGGGTTTGTCAATCCAGTGTTCTTCTTGGACATGCCATCTCTTCAGACTTTGTACTTGAAGTTTAATAGAGGAAACGTCCCAAGAGAAGAAGCTGAAGGTGCTGCTCGTGAGTATTACCGGAGATTAAGAATAGCTAAAAAGTCTAGACTTGTAGTCTTCGATGAGATGGGCTTAAGAGATGTCTCTGAAGCATTCGCTGGAGATATTCATGATGTGATAAATTACCGTACAGTTGAGAATCTCACAAGCATCTACACTTCAAATGTACGCTTAGAAGATATTGAGAGGATCTATGGGAGACGAATCTTTGACAGGACTCGAAGGTTTACGGTTGAGTATGAGTTTTACGGTGAAAGCATGAGGGGGAAAATGTGATGAGCATAATCAGTGGAGAGGTTCTATTAAGTAAAATCATCGAAGAAAATAACGTGGAAGCTTTAAAGAAACACGGAATCAAACGTACAGATTTTCAAACTGAAACGGAACAGAAAGCTTATGACTTTATAACTTCTTACAGTTTAGAATACGGAGAAGCTCCAAGCTTTACGGCCGTCATTAGTAGTATCCCTGAGTTTAACTTCCATACGGATGTGACCGACTCATTTGATTATATTTCTAAGCGTCTGAAAGAGAAGAAGCTGCAAGCTGACGCCGAGAATTACTTAACTAAAGAAGCACTACCTGACTGGGGAAAAGTAGCTCCTGAAGAGTGGATCAATTGCACAACAGAGAAGCTCAGAAGTTTAGTCACTGAAAATAGTTACAGCTCAAAAGTTGGAACTGACTTGGTTACTGACTTTAATGATTTCCTTGCTGAGTACGATGAGAGAAAAGCTGGAAAGAGTAACCGAGCTTTCGGGAGTTCCTTTGAGTCTATGAAGAAAGCTATTGGGAATTACATCACAGGGAATATGTACACTTGGTATGCTCGATCTGGTAGAGGGAAATCTTTTATTACCACTAAAGAGGGAATCCACATGGCTCAATTTGAAGGAGCTACCTTATTAGTTTGGTCTATGGAGATGAGTAAGTTTGAGTGGCTTGCTCGAGCGTATTCAATCATCTCGGCTAACGAGAAACTTATAAATCAGAAAATCCAAGGAGCTGAATATCTTGCTGGTTTTAAAAGTAACGAGCTTATCAACGGTAAACTATCCGAAGACGATGAAGAGAGCTTCAGAGATTTCCTTCGAACACTCAATGAACACATTACAGGACGTATCATCATACGTGGTAAGACAGACAGAGATTTCACTGACCGTACAGTTGGTGCGCTTGAGTCGGATATTCTCAACACGAACGCTGATGTTGTTATTGTTGACCCGTTCTATCTCCTTGATTACGAACGCAACAGAGATAACACGACAGGAGGAGCCGCTACAGCTACAAGTCAAAAGCTCAATAGGGTTGCGGGTAGCACCGACACAATTATATTTGCAATTACACAAGCTGATGAAGTCCGAGACGACAAGAACGACGAAGGAGACAGATCTCTTCGAGTTCCAGAACGCTCCGAAGTTAAAAAGACATCCGCTCTCCTCGAAGATGCGTTCTTACTCATTGGGTTGGACACCTGCGACGGTCGCTTCCAAATTTCTCTAAACAAAGGACGTCAAGGTGGGGAAGATACAACCTTTGAAGGTGTGTACTTGCCAGCTATTGGCTATGTGAGAGAACCACAAATCGAAGAAGTAAAAGCTCAATTGAATCAATTCAGTAATTATGACTTGGGAGATATGTAACCAGAAAGGAGAGATGTAACTATGAAGTTAGAAGACATTGTAAGGTTAATAGGTTGTCTTGGCTGCTTAGCTGTGGTGGGTATTTGGAGCTTAATAGCTATCTTAGTAGTGAAAGGGATTCTTAGTTTCTTCTGACTCTCAGGAGATCTAAGGGTCTCTTTTTTTATTCTCTGTGTGGAACTTAGAGAGTCTCACTGTATATACCCTCGAAGGTGAAAAACACTGAGGAGGAATTTATAGTGACTGAAACTACTAAGAAAATTAGATTATTTGAAGCATTTGCAGGAGTAGGAACACAATCAATGGCACTTAAGAGATTAGGAGTAGATTATGAAGTAGTGGGTATTGCCGAGATAGACATCAACGCAATTATATCCTATGCAGCCATACGCAATGTAGACTTGAACCAAGAAGTTACACTCACTTACGACGAGATGTATCAACTTCTAGAAGCAAAAAATATAGGATACGACTTTAAAGCAAAGAAAGTCAAACTACCGAGAAACCTAAAGGATATGACTCGATTGTATTTAGCTGACAAAGGAGTTAAAAACTTTGGAGACGTATCTTTAATTAACCCACAAGAGTTACCTGATTTTGATTTATTTACTTACTCATTCCCATGTCAGGATTTATCGGTTTCAGGTAAAGGGAAGGGGATTAAAAAAGGAACCCGTTCGGGACAACTTTTAGAATGTGAAAAGATAATAGCCATCAAGAAACCTAAATACGCTTTACTTGAAAATGTAAAAAATCTTGTAGGTAAGAAACATAAAGAATCATTTGACAAATGGCTAGAATGGTTAGAATCTCAAGGGTACTCAAATCCTTGGAAAGTACTCAACGCCAAAGATTATGGAGTTCCTCAGAATAGAGAGCGTGTCTTTGTGGTTAGTATCTTAGAAGAAGAGCCATATGAGTTCCCTGAGTCATTCCCTCTCAGGGTTAAACTAAAAGATATCCTAGAGGATGAAGTTGATGAGAAATATTTCTTGATTAATAGTCATATAGTTAGCCATGAAGACGGTAAGTTACGAGTTAAAGAAGCTACCAAGTTAGGCTACAAAGTTGCCGAGGAAGGCGATTCTATTAATCTAGAACACCCTAACAGTAAAACTCGTAGGGGGCGAGTAGGAAAGCAAGTAGCACAAACTCTTACAACTTCACCCCAACAGGCTACTATTGTGGCTATGCGAGGAAGATACAACTCAGAAGGAAAAGTCGAACAACAACTTGAGCCTCGCAAGGATAACCTAACTAACACGATCACTACAGCAACAAAAGATAACCTAGTAGCTGAACCTCCTGAGTATCGCATCCGTAGACTTACACCTCTTGAGTGCTGGAGACTGATGGGTGTTACTGATGAGGATTTCTACAAAGCTAAAGCTGCAGGGATATCTGACTCACAGTTATACAAACAAGCAGGAAACGCTATCGTAGTTGATGTCTTGGAGACCATCTTCAGAGAAATGTTTAAGAACCTTTAGGGGTTCTTTTTTTATTCACTCGTGTGGAAATCTTTTCACTCCTTTGTATATACCCTCGAAGGCGAAAGAAGCCTGACAAAGGAGGAGTTAACTTATGGGATTACAATTACCTAAAGTTGAAAGCACTGAAGAAATCGTCAAAGAGAAAATCAAAAAAGTTAAGAAAGCGAAAGAAATCCTACCTATGGAGCAAGCTTGGGTAAACATCTTCAATATGAAGAACTCAAAAGCTGATCTCGAAAAGCTTGAAACTGTAAAGAAATACATGGAAGAAGGAAAGCTCGGAAGAGAGACTTATGAGAAGACTTTCACAAAAGCTGAAGCTTTAAGGCTTTATAAATCTATTCAGGATATAGAAAGACAAAATAGATTGGACGAGCTCGAAGCTAACTGTCCAGATAATTACATTATGATCACTCAAGAGAATGAGATCTTACTCAATAGGATTTGCGAGTTAGCGGAGAAAGAAACTCGTATAGGTTACGACACGGAGACAACTGGAGTTGATGTCTATGAAGATAGAATCGTCGGCTTCTGTGTCTACTTCCCGATAGCTGATGAGTCTTATTACATTCCTATCCGTCACATCAATAAAGATACTGGGGAGCGAATCCCTGAGCAAGTATATGAGGAAATCGTACTTCCTGTAATTGGGGAAGTCTTAGAAAATGTACACGTCAAGATAGCTCACAACACAGGCTTCGATATTCACATGAGTAAGAATGATGAGCTTCCAATCACCGGAGTATGGCACGACACTATGATCAGAATGCACATGCTTAATGAAAATGAACCATCTTTCAAGTTAAAAGACTTAGCTACAAAGTGGCTTAAGAAACCGTCTGATAAGTACGATGAACTCTTTGGGAAAGGCGGCTTCGAGGGAACACCTTTGAAGTATGCTCGCTATTACGGATGTAACGACCCGAAGATAACTGTTGAGCTATTCGACTTCCAAGAGATGTGCTTCGAAAGAGATGCATCAACGAAGAAGATCAAGAAGAATTATGACCGAATGGAGCAACCTTTGATTACTATCATCAATGATATGGAGCGCTTAGGATTTATCATCAACGAAGATAACTCTAAAAAGCAAAGTGAATCTCTACTTAAAGAAATCACTGAGCTAGAGAAGAAACTCCGTGAGGTGTTCGGTGAAGAATTAAACTTCTCATCTCCAAAGCAACTCTGTGAAGCTTTTTATAGAGATTTAGGCTTCCATAAACATTTAGGGAATAAACCTTGGACATCTTACGGGACTGACGAGAAAACTCTGAAGACTTTATCCGTCTATGAGCCTATCATTAAAGATTTCTTATCTTGGAGGAAGAAGCACAAACTCTATAAAGATTTCATCTCTGCATTACCGAAGCTGCGTAAAGAAATCACTGGAAGATGGCATTCGAATTTCTTCCAAAGAGGAACCGTAACAGGTAGATTCTCTTCGAAGAATTTTAATGCTCAACAGATCGAACCGAATGCTCGTCAGATGTTTGAAGCTCCAAAGGGAATGCTCATCTTAGGAGCTGACTTCTCAGGACAAGAGAACCGCATACTAGGACATATCTGTCAGGATAAAGTCATGATAGACGGATGGAACAAAGGAATTGACTTCTATAGCTTAGTAGGGTCTATGACTTTTAATGTCCCTTATGAGGAATGCCTTGACGGATCAGTCTGGAGAAGCATCGCAAAAGTAATCGTATTAGCCGTTACTTACGGAATCTCACCTATTGAGCTCGGCATCATGATTATCAACTCAACAGATGACCCTAAAGCTCAAGGCTTAGATGATAAAGCTTATAAGAAATACGCTACGTCTGTAGGGAATAAAGCTATCCGAGACTTCTTAAGTCGTTTCCCTGCTATTGAACCTTGGATGAAGAAAACCCAGAGACATGCTATTGAGAAAGGCTACGTAGAGACTCTGTTTGGTAACAAACGAAGATTGCCGCTCCCGAAGGTACTAAACTTTAATGGCGTGGACACTCCGTTTGAGGCCTTACCGGATTGGAAACGCACAAGCATTATCTCAAGTATTCACCGGAGAGCCGTAAATGCTGTCATTCAAGGTGGCGCTGCTGAACAGACGAAGCTTGTCATGATTGAGATGGATAAGTGGTGTAAATACATGACCTCTAAGGGTAGAAGTTTTCATATGTGTGGAATCATTCACGATGAAATCCTGTTATATGTCCCAAACGATATCACCCAAAGAGAAGCTGACATGATCGAAAAGATTATGACTCAGACAGTGACTCTCCAAAACGTGGAAGTAAAAACTGACCTAGCTATCGGGAAGAACTGGAAAGATATGATCCCGTTCAAGACAAGCGCTAAGGGGTCGGGCTTTATTGAGAGTCCTGAGGAGTATGTGAAACTTTGGAATGAAAGAAACTGGAATAAATAATCTTTGAAGATGTGGAGATTGAGCATTTCAGTTGTATATACCCGTGTAAGACAAAACTTAAGGGAGGAATTTTTAATGAATAAATTCTATGTAGGACAAAAGGTTGTCATTACGGATAATACCTGCAGTCACATGTTAACTATTGGTGACGTAGTCGAGCTAGAGATAGCTGATGAACTTGGTGAGAATGAATGGGACTTATGGTCTGATGGTTGGGTATTTGGCCAAGATGATTGCCGACCTTATGAGGAGGAGACTGAATGACAATCATCAAAGGATCAGCTTCATTGCATCAAAGAGACGGGGAAGATTACGCTTCACAGCGAGCCTTCGCCCGTCAGTTAGCTTCTAAATTCGAATCTCAAATGAGATATTTCCAGTCTCTTAACTTAGAAGAGTCTGACGAGACTATGCTTTATTGGCATGAATGCTTCTATGACATCTTGAAGAATGATGCTGTAGAGGAACCGCCTGAAGGGAAATGGCTAAGACCTTCAATGATTGGCTCTGATGAACTTGCTTTATGGTACCAGCTTAACGGTCATGAATCTGATGAGGACTCCTTAAAAGGAAAACCTCGTCAAGATGACCGCCACACGAGATGGCAAGCTATCGGGACAGTCGTCGGAGACATGTGGCAAAAGCAAGTCTTGTCTGCTGAGTACTGGGGCAATAAGGGTAAACACGACTTCGATTTCCGCTTTCAGAAACTCTTACGAGATTACGGTCATGGCAAGAAATACTATCCCGCCTTTGAAGAGTTCACTCGCACGACAGCTTGCATTGGAGATGTTCCTGTGCATGGTACATGTGACGGAATCTTAGAGTATGACCCTAGATTGGAACACGGTGGAGCAAGACCTAAAGGGTACGGAGTTCCTATTCGAATCGGCTTCGAAGTAAAATCCAAACAGACAAGCTATGCCTCTACAGGCGGCTACTCTATGAAAGGTGAAGACCCTAAGCACGTCCAGCAAGCTAAGACTTATGCTTTGATGTATGACTTAGATTATTACTTCATTGTATACCAGAATTGCGCTAAGAAGAGTTGGAACATGACCGAAGAGGATAAACAGAAGTATCCTGATCTGCGAATCTTCGGGATCTATATTTCCCCTGAAGAGAAAGCCGAACATGTTAAGTACTTAAAGTACCTATGGGAGCTACAAAACTCAGAAGAGAAGCCTAAGCTGAATCTGCTTAAGTGGAATTTTAACTCTTATAAGAAAACAATCTTAGAAGATATGACCCGAGAAGATTTCGCTTATTTAACAAATCAGATTTTATCTATTGAAAACGGTAAGTATTCAGCTTTTGAGAAGAAATCAGCCCGTGATGCTTACGATGAGATTGAGGCTTACATGATTGATCATAAAGGATTATATAAAGATATTTTAGGAGGGAAAGCTCATGGATAAGATTAACTGCGTAGTAGACCCTGATGATCGTATAGAGTTTACTCATGTGTACTGTTACGGTGGAAAGACTGTAATGGACTTGCAAGTGTTTGTTGGTGACACTATGAATGATGTAGCTTTAGGGTACGAAGAGATGAAAGCTCTTCGAAAGAGGTTAAAGAAAGTCATGAAGGTTATTAAAGGAGCTGAGGTTCTTGACGGTAACTAGGTACATAGGCTTAGATATTTCAGCTAGATCTACAGGTTTTGCTATCATTGACCGAGTAGAGACTCATGGGAATCTGAGGTTTACTCCCTTTAATGAGGGCCAACTCTTCTTACGCCATGTAGGTAACATCCCGATTCCCGCAAGCTTTCAGCGTAAAGGAGAGACTATCAAGTACACCGACGGAGAGAGACTTCACACTTTAAGGACTTCTCTCTGGGAGATCTTAGATGCTTATCAGCCTGACGTATTCATTAAAGAGGGCTTGGCGATGAACTTCAGTAGATTCCGAGCTTCAGAGATTGTGGCTAAAGCGACGGGAATTGTTGAGGAGGTAATCGCTGGAGACTTCTATAAGGAAAGCCATCAAGAGATCCTAGAGTACAAGCCGTCAACTATTAAGAAAGAGATTGCTGGTCACGGTAAGGCTGATAAGTTAGACGTCCAGAAGGCGGTCTTCAGGTACTTCGACCCTGAGCTTTTCCCTTCAAAGATAAAGCGCGATAAGACTATTGAGTATAATGATGACGCTACAGATGCTGTTGCTTCAGTGCTTACTCACTTTAAAAAGAACGGAATGTCATACTGGACTGATCACTCAAAAGAGATTGCCCTTTAAAGGCTTTCTCTTTTTTTATTTTTTTTTCATAAAAGTGTGGAGCTTCTAGATTCCCTTTGTATATACCCGTGTAAGACAAAACGAATCACTAAGGAGGAACTTAAATGGCAAAAACTTATAAGACAGAACGTGGGTTGAAAACAGCTTTAAAGAAAGTTCTTGGAGAAGAAAGCAAAGCTTCCGAGAACGGAACTATGTCAAAAGGATTTTTAATGTTTCCTGTAGAGAAGGATAAAAAATATAGAGTAGTCATGATCGGAGAGGACGGATTCCCTTCAAGTTTAAACTCTGCGCAATTAGAAACCCTTGAGGAAGACTTTGGGGCGCAACGCTTTGTTGATACATTATTCAAAAAAGAATGCTTATTTGTAGAAATCAATCTGGAGGTGAGCAAATGAGGATAGCACTTTGTGGGGAACCTCGATCAGGTAAGGACACTGTAGGTGAATACTTAGAAGGGTTTCATAGACTAGCCTTTGGGGACTACATGAAAGAAGCATATTTTAAGAAGTTTCCCGAAAAGAAATATCTCTCTAAAGATAGAGAGGACATGATAGCTTTCTCTCAACCTCTTGTTAGTTTATACAATCGGATCTGGATTGATTGGGTTGAACATGAGATGACACTTTTAGAGGAGTTAGACGTTAAAGAAAACTTTGTGATTACTGACTTGCGTCAACCTCACGAGGAGAAATGGTGCCGTGAGAATGGGTTTCACATTGTGAGAGTACATGCTCATGTGCTGAGAAGAGACTTAAGAGCTAGAAATTTAGGAGAGAAGCTAGGTAAGGATCTACCTTACGAAGTAAAAGCTGACTTCCATATCTATAATGATGGAAGCTTAGAAGATTTACAGTCTCAAGTTGATAACTTACTAGATTGTCTTAATGAACAAGAAATGAAGCGAAGAAGATTATAGGAGGAAACCCTAATGAAATATAGCTTAAAAGATTCTAAAATCATTGAGTTTAGCACCGACGTAGTAAAAATCACAGGAAGCATCCATACAGCATTAGTCTTTGCGGCTATTCAGAAGCTTGTTGGAGATAAAGGGGAGCTTACGGCTGAAGAGATTGCTAATGAGTTAAATCTGCATCCTAGAAATGTCGCATCCGTAAGGAATAAGTTCGACGTATTAGACTTTCATGGATTCGTCTCATACACGAAAGGTAATAGATTTCATAGACCACACTTCGAGATTCTTCGAAGATTCAAAGCTGACACAGATATAGATCTTAAGTGGAGATACAGAAGCTCACTCTCATATGCCAAAACATGGGTCTTAACGTCTTTAGAGAATCAAGGCCAACCTGTCAAGGTAAAGGAACTCTATGAGATTCACTTAGAGACATTACCTAGTCTGGAAATCAGCCGGATTATGACCGAGCTTAAGAGAGACGGCTTAGTAGATCATGCTCGTTGGGTTTGTCCGAGAGACGGTCGAGCGGGTACGTGGTGTTTAACTAAGGAGTATTCAACTGAGGAGATCTTAAATGATGTGCCTAGATGTAAGCTTTGCGGATGTGAGAATTATGAGCCTGAGTGCCTTTGCACATTAGGGCAAACAGAGGAGGCAAAATGATTAAGTCGGTAACTATAAAGATATCCTCCTATTCAAGAGATGCTGACGAGATCCTATCTCTAATCAAGTCACACCTATGGGGAGACATATCTAACTCAGCGTTTGAAATTGAAGAGATAACTAGGGAGGTAGAATCTAATGAGCAACCCATTCGAGGATTTACTAAATGATATCAACCAGAAAAAGTTAAACGAAATGGTTTTCGCTTTCCAGCAAACGGCTGAAATGATGATGATACTTAAAAATGCTTTCATCGAGGCGGGATTCACTGAGGAACAGTCGATGGAGTTTGCTTTAGAGACTTACATGCACAACTTAAGGGAGGCTTCAAAATGACCGCTCTAGGATGGACACTCTTAAAATTAATCCCTATAGGTTTCGCTATATTGTTTATCTCAAAAGGAATCGCTAAAAAGATGGACGAGAAGGGGATGTGGGGCTGATGAGAACATGCCATAAATGTGGATACTTGGTAGGAAAGTACTCAGACCATAATTGTAAATCTAAGGAGGAGACTAAAGTGAACGGACAAACTATTAAAGGTAATACTGGTTTAGGGTGGACAAAAGTGACTACTCACGAGGATAAACTATCAGTTGAACAAGAAGCTTGCAACAATGCATACATGGCTGTACAGGGTATCCGTCAAGCTCACGCTGAGAAGAATTGTGAGCAACTTTGGAAGTGTGACTTTGAAGGTAATAAATCTCCAGTATTCACATTCTCAGATTTCGACTTATCAGTCCGCCGTACTTGGAAGAAACAAGACTTTAAAGATGCTGTCTCAAATGCTGCTTTAGGCTTAACAGGCGAAGCTGGTGAGGTTGCTGATCTGATCAAGAAGGGAGTATATCACGGTAGAGGTTTTCATGGAGACTTACGAGTGTTCCCTGAAGCATTAAATGCTAGTACAAAGCCTGTCTTACGAGAAGACATCAAAGACGAACTCTCAGACGTACTCTTCTACGTATCAGCCATGGCTCAAGAGTTTGGTTTTACCTTAGAAGATGTAGCAAAGCACAATAGAGAGAAGATTGAGAAACGATTCCCTGAGGGATTTAGCACTGAAGCTTCAGCTCAGAAGGTTGATAAAGCTTATGCGAAAAACTCAAATGTATTCAACTGAGGAGGTAACAAATTGAGCATCTACAAGGGAAACATCTCAGAAGAAAAAGCTCGAAAGCATGTAGCAATCACTCATAAGGTGTACGGTCAACTAGACAAATTAACTTATGAGAAGCAACTTGAAGTAACCGTCAAAGGGCTCCTTGTTGCTGGATTCTCAGAAGAGAAAGCAAAGGAGATGGTCTACGGTGACAGAGACTAGATCTCAAAGGATTGACAGAATCATGCTCTTGAGTCCTAAACAGAAAGACCTCTTAATAGCTGGATTGCTCGGAGTGTTTGATCACTTTGAGCAATTCTCTTCCTCTAAAGGTGTGGCTCAAGAGATGTTTACCGAGGTTGATAGCTTGCTAGATAAATTCTTAAAAGACAAAACTAAGGAGATGTAATCATGGAAGATAATAACTTAAAAGCTTGGATCACTTACGAAGACTCAACAGTAAAGCATTTTGGAAAAGATGATTCTCTTGATAGCGTCGAGACTTGGAATCAATACTCAGAAGTTACCGTTCTGTCAGTTTATCCACCTAGTTCAGTAGCTAAAGGTGAGATGTGGGGTAGAGGACTCTTTGTAGTCATGAACTCTGAAGGTGATGTATGTGGCTTCGATGGTCATTTTATAAGCTTTATAAATCCAAATACGATGGAGTTAAACTAATGAGACTTATCTACTCATTGATGCTAGCGGTTAGCTTTGGAGCAACGATCTACTTTATAGACACGCCTAAAGAGCTTCTCTTCTCAGTGCTGTTTGCTAACTTGCTAGCTCTGATGGGTATCGGGCTTTACAAGCTGTGTGACGATTCAGGATTATGGGAAACTACAGGGGAGGAAAACTATTATGTCAACAATCATGAGTGAAGAAGACAGTCGCTTACAGGAGATTCTCTTAATGGTAAGCCGTGGAGATATCTCAATAGGTTTCGCTATCAAGTTAATCAAAAAGGAGAGAAACTAATATGCTTAAATTTAAAAAAGAATCGTCTAAGGAAAACGGTAAAATAGTTCAGTTTGAAATCTCATTAGTAAAGGAGGGTGAAAACCCTTATAAGTCTTATGCTTCTTGGATGCTATTATTCTTAGCTATTGCCACTTGGAACTACTACCCTGTATGTATGGTCTTCATCTTACTAGGGTTGGCTGTATCTCTGTTCCCTGAAAAGAAATCTAAGGAGGAAAACTCAAATGACTAAACCTATAAAGGTAAAAATGTTCACCAAAACGGTATGTCCAACTTGTAAGGTAGCTAAACAGCAATTATCTTTCTTGCCTGTAGATGTCGACATTGAGGAGATCAATATAGAGTCTGATGAGCCCTTTTACGACTTTGAAGGTAATCTTATTGAGTTAAAAGTAGAATATATGACGGAAAAGCTAGAAAGCATGTCTACTCCGACTTTCGAGTTTGAATCCGGAAGGGTCATAAGAGGTTACAACGAAGGAGAAATCAGAGAGGAGTTGGGACTATGATGACGATACTTACATGTTTTGTCTTTGTTGCATACTCAGTAGCTGTCTTGTTAGTAGGGATGAAGTTAGGGGCTAGTGCTATGATTAATCTCTTAGGATTCTCAAAAGAAGAAGCTAAGGCTCGAATGAAGGCACGTGAGAATAAATGAACAAAAGAGAGTATTTCAGAGACAGAAAGAAACTCATTAAAGATTACGAAAAAGGCGAGATGGCCTACGGTGAGTTTATTATAAGCATGGCTGCTCTAGCTCAAGAGTTTAAACCTCGATGGGGCAATGAGATCAGCTCTACAGGGAAGTTTCTTGGGAATAAGCTTATGAGTAGAGCTCAGGAGGGAAACTAGTATGAAACCTTGGCAAGCAATATTGTTGTCTCCTATTGTAGGTAGTTTAGTTGCATTGATATCCCTTTTACTATTAAAATATTTCCTTCATATTATAGGAGTTGTAGTAATCTGCTTCGTAGGTATTTGCATACTAGCCCCGTTTGTGGAATCTAAGGAGGGACAGTAATGTCTCTCTTTGAAGATATGAAACTTGCAAGGACGATATCTCAACTTAAATGTAGTATCAGTCATTTAGAGTATGAAGAAGAGGAACTTCTTAAAAGGTTAGAACAAAATAGGAAACATCTAAGGAAGAAACGTAAAGATTTAGCTAAAAAGATAAATAAATACATGGAGGGAAAATAATGAAAATTAACGTGAATCTTAATAGTGGTAGCAATATAGCGCTCGAGGGAGATGAGAAGGAATTACTTGAGATTGTAAACAACTTCAATGATGGAATATGTAGAGGAGACTCCACAGGAGCCTTATCGTACTATGACAGTAAAACAGACATGAACATGATTATCCAAGTAGCGAATATCTCAATGATATCTTGGGAGGTAAGTAACTAAGTGAATGTGACATGTTTAAGCTGCTGGAGAAGTTGTCACGTAGATAAACAGCCTCATGTATGTCTACAATGTAGATATGAGCTAACAAGAATAACTAATGTGTCATGGTTCACAAATAACAATAAGGAGAGACGCTGATATGTTATGTTTAAACTGTGAAGGTGATCTTTCTAAATTGAAAGATTCTCCCAGAGTGTTCATATGCGGAGATTGCTATGATCTTATTAAAAAACTCAATCTTAACTTCGATATAATCGGGAGCCTAAAATAGGGCTCTTTTTCTATATAGACATGCTCTTGTGTGCATTCTTCTTATATATTACAATTCTAGTATGAAAGTCTTTCCAGTTTGACTCATTAAAGGGAAAGAATACATAGAAAGCTAGAAGAGTAATACTTATAAGGTTAGTACCAAAAAGATAAAATAAACTAGGAGTGATCAAGTGAGCGTAAATCTAGGCAAGGACGGCAATGAGCAATCTAAGAGTTTCTTCAAGAGGCATAAAGCTTTAATCAATTTAGGAATAATCTTACTGATAGTTTTTTCAGCTTTTAAAGGATGTACGGCTTTAATGGATCACAACCGTGAAAAGTCAGAAGCTCGTCAGATTGAGAAGCAAAAGGAGAAAGCTGAAAGAGACGCTAAGAAGGAAGCCGAGAAAGAAGAGAAACGGAAAGCTAAAGAGGAAAAGGATCGTCAAACTATGGAAAGCCTTAAAGAGCGTCAAGCTTCTAACGATAGAGCAAAATCTATGGATAAAGACACGAATGCTGCCTCTCAAGGATCTACCGTGAAAGCTTTAACTCAAGAAGATTGTGACACAATAGATGCTGAAAATAAGATGATGACTAAAGCGATCAATGAAGGAAATAACAATAGAAAGAACTCAGAAGAGTATTTAAAGCTTCAGAAGAAAGTATCTATCTGTCAGAAGCAAGGCATGATTGAGTAGCAATCTTTTAAGATTGCTACTCAATAGATTAACTACAGAGAGTCAGGCTCAGAAGCTTGGCTCTTTTTGTTTTACTCTTAGAAGAATCATACTTAAGGTATATACATTATTTTCCAGTGATATCCCTACTTCAAAAGCATACCCTTTGGAGATGTAGAATCTACGGTGCCATTTGTCACAGGAGTATCAGAAGCTTAGGAGTGAGAATGCTAGGCTGATTCCATGTACTGCTCTCTGAGGCATTGAAGCTACGGTATTTATCTCAGAAGCACAGCCTAGAAATAGGAGGCCTAGTATGGTGCATTCTTTGTAGATTAAAATGCTACTGCTCTAAAGTAATACCCTAAAAGTGTGGAAGTAAAGCCTAGTAGGATATGCTAAATTGATAGGCTAAATCTGAGGGCTAAATCCTAGTAGATAAGCTTAGATGCCAAGCCTAGAGGCTAATCATGGAAGATGTAGAAAGCTGAGAGGTTGACTCTCTGAAGGGTATCTCTTAGCTCTAGAGAGTACCAGTGAGTGAGACATATAAGTATCTATACATAAGAGAATGAGAGCTACTGTGCATACAATATACACGGTGATGCATAAGAGAGTCGCTCATGAGCCCACATCTTTGATGATCGACCCGACAATAGCGTTTATGCATTCGCTTATGAGATTGAGAAACAACGAAGAAGTCAACGGAGCCTTGACACAAAAAGATTTATCTTTGATGACTTCCTATAACCTTAATTATGTCTACTGAATGTGCGACTCATCACAAACTTTTCCGACAAGGGCTCGAGAGGGTGGGGGCACCTTTAAAAATCAGACCTTGGCTGGTGGGGAACCAACTTATAAGTATTTCTCTCTACACCCGAAGGCGATTCTTCCTAGAAATTTTTCCAGAAAACAACTTGCGGCTCAACCTCTGAAGTTTAACTCTCTGAAGTATCCAACCTCTGAAGTTCTAATCTCAACCGAAATCTTACTCTATTTAGATTAGAACTCTGTAGATCTATTACTCTGAAGCTTTCGGCTTCTTTGATAATTCTTTTAAGATTAATGTGGAGATTCTAAAACTCAAATGTATATACCCTCGTAAGGCAAAACATTTGAGGAGGATTTTCATAATGGTAAGAAAAATAAGATACCGCCAAGTATTACGTAATAGACACGCTCAAAAGGGAAGATACTTAAAAGAGGTTTCTCAGCAGCAGTCATTCTGGAAAGAGGACAAGGCTCCAACGCCAACTATTGAAAAAGTCCGAGAGCTTCATACTCTTTTGGGGACATGGGACAAGTCAATCGTATGGGATAGGCTTAACTTTACAGACGGTTCCGTAGAGAATGTCTTAACGATTCCTAACAAGTGCCATATTTACCCTAAAGCGAACTACAAACCTATCAAGAAATGTCGTGAGGCTATGAAGGTTAAACGCTGGAGAGAACAAGAGAGACGCACCCTTGAGTTTTTCGAAAGAGAGGGATGCTAATATGAGTAGCATTACACCTGAAGCGGCAGGTAAGGCCCTCCGTAAGCACTTTAAAGATGCTAAAACTTTCAAGAAGAACAACTCTTTAGGCCTCTCAAGGAATAAATTTGAAAAGTGGAGCACCCTTGGAGATTTCTCAAGCTATTTAGTTTCATCTAGCGGGAGAATCTGGAGTAAGCGATCTAAGAAGTATTTAAAAGCTACGCAGCATCCTTACACGGGTTACATGAAGATTAAGCTCAAGAGAGACTCTGATGGCCGTCCTGTAACGTTGTATCTTCATAGATTAATAGCCTCAGTGTTTCTCCCTAATTTAGAGAATAAGCCTGAAGTAAATCACCGAGACGGCAACAAGAAGAATAACTCTGTGTGGAACCTTGAGTGGGTGACTAAAGAGGAAAACCAGAGACATGCTCAGATACACGGCTTAGGAAATGTAAAGCTTAAACCTATCGAGGTTGAGAATATATTCTACTTAGCTTGGGCTTCTGACATGACTCAAGAGGAAATAGGAAACTTATATGGTGTCCGCAGAAGCATAGTCAGCGATATCAAAAATCGCAAAGCTTGGGAGTTTGTCACAGACTTTAAAGTTCAACATGAAATGGGGCTGTTTGAATGATTGTTGAATCTGTAGGGACTCTAGATTGCAAGACCTTTGCGGAGGTGCTTATAAGTATAGTCAGAGAAAACGCAATAAAAGATAATGAGGAAGAGGCTGAAGCTCCTTAGGAGTGACGGCTTCTTTTTGGTCTCTTTTAAAAACTTAGTAGCCATGCCATGTCTCTTGAGAGTGTACCATCGTCATTGTTAATCGTTGGCGGTGGTGTAATAGGATGCGAGTTTGCAAGCATTTATAGTAGACTTGGCACAAAAGTATCGATAGTTGAAATGGCATCGCAATTAATACCTGGTGAAGATGAAGATATCGCGAATACTTTAAGAGAGAAATTAGAAAAAGATGGGGTGAAAATTTTTACGGGAGCAGTTTTAAAAGGTTTAAATAACTATAAGAAGCAAGCTTCATTTGAATACGAGGGAATTACTCACGAAGTAACTCCAGAATTTGTTCTTGTTTCTGTAGGAAGAAAACCACGAGTGCAACAATTAGGATTAGAAAAGGCAGGGGTTCAGTTTTCAAATAAAGGGATTGCTGTGAATGAACATATGCAAACGAACGTATCGCATATTTACGCAGCTGGTGATGTGATTGGTGGAATTCAGCTTGCTCACGTTGCCTTCCATGAAGGAACGACAGCAGCATTACACGCAAGCGGAGAAGACGTGAAAGTAAATTATCACGCTGTGCCCCGTTGTATATACACAGCTCCAGAAATAGCTAGTGTCGGGTTAAGTGAAAAAGGTGCAAGAGAACAATATGGTGATATTCTCATCGGAGAATTTCCTTTTACAGCGAACGGAAAAGCTCTTATTTTAGGAGAACAAGTAGGTAAAGTAAAAGTCATTGTAGAACCTAAATACCAAGAAATTGTAGGGATTTCTATTATCGGTCCTCATGCAACTGAACTTATTGGTCAAGGAACCGTAATGATTCATACAGAAGTTACCGCTGATATAATGAGAGATTATATTGCAGCACATCCAACTTTATCTGAGGCGATTCATGAAGCGTTAATGCAAGCAGTAGGACATGCTGTACATGCTTAAATAGAAATATGATAAACCACTATTCTCTAAATGAAAGAGAGAATAGTGGTTTGAATTTTTATAGAAGAAATTAAATATCTTATTACTATTTAATTTCAATCGCTGAAGTAATATCGTTCCAATCAGCAGCTAAATTAGCAGTTTTACCGTACCAATCAGCATGTTTAAATAAAACGCCTTTTCCATATCCTTGTGTTGAAGTGTGCTCCCAAAGTGTAGTTGAATAACTTGCAGAAGGTGACGCTGTACTTACAGAAGAAATTCTGTCATTCCAGCTAGATGGTAAGTTTTTAAAGCCGCTACTCCAGTAAATATATTGTCCACCTTTATCTTTATGTTCATAAAAATCAGTACTACCAGCACCGCTACCTAAAGGATTAATTTTATTTTTAATTGCTTTTTTATCCTTTTCAATATACGCATCTAATGTTTCACGGCTAGTAAAACCATAAGCTAGCCAATCTCCATTTTCATTTTGCTCTGGTAATACCATAGTAATTTGGATATCTTTCTTATCCTGCTCACTTAATTTTGCAAATGAATTAACATTTTGTTCATCCACTTTTAAATAATCAAATGACTTAATTGTGTTACTTTTTTCTTCAGCACTTACCGCACCTAGTCCTCCAGTTAGTGCAAAACCCGCTACTAATGTCCCTGCTACTAATTTCTTCAACAT